TGAATTCATGAATTCCTAGTGTAGTGAAAGTGGCGACATTATCAGTCAGCGACACTTTTTGAATTGGGCTTTTGAATGTAACTAACATTGGCAGAATAACTGTTTCTGCGGTGTCGATAATTTGATTTAAGTAAGTATCATCATAAAGAGAGGAACTTACACCCAATACAGAACGCAACTGGGTCGCGGTAATAATTGTTGGCATAAATTCCTCTCTTAGACTCCCATTATTAACTGCCTACCAGCGGGAGCACCAGTAGGCATTAAGTTAATTAGATTAGTTCTTGTTAAAGTGAACTGATCCGTTTGCAACCTTAGTTGCCAATGCTCCGTAGCCATAGTAAGCAACAGAAACCTGACCAGTTGCTGTGATATCGGAACGAAGTTGTAAGCGTGGGCTCTCATACCATGTGTATGACTCTGGATTAATTACAAACATTGATCCATCGCCAGTTGTGTATGTTAGAGCTGATAGTGAGCGAGAAACATATAGATCTAGTCCAGCAACATTTCCACGAAGTGATTGTGGTCCAACTTGACCGCCAGCGTTCTGTGGTTGTGATGCGTTGTAGATTGGGCGACCTGAATCGTTGTAGCCCATGATGTTTGCCCATTGTTCTGGAGAAACTACGATGTTGCGAGCAAATCCCAATGAGTTTGAATAAACTAATTGAGCAGCTTGAGCAGCATAAGCAAGTAAGCCTGCTGCTGTGTTGTCCTGTGCAGTTGTTGCAATTAAGCCAGATGAAATGATCTGATTTGCTACATACTTATCGGTTTCTTTTGCATAAGCAAACTCCATTTGACGAACTAACTCATCAAAGAATGCTGGAGATGAACGATCTAATAATTCAACTGAGAATGTTTGTCCGCCAGCAAATTTCTTAACATTTACTGTTACGAAAGATGATGTCATGTCAGTTGCATCAATTGTTGCTGCTTCTGCTTCCTCTGCAACTGTTGGAACAGCTGTAATCTTTGGAATTTCAAATGTCATTCCTGCTGCTGGTAATGCTCCACGAGAAATTGCGTCAATTGCGCCACGATCTCCGTTTGATAGACCGTTGATGATTTCTGATGATTGTGGTGTTGGAATTAAGCCTGCAACTGTGCTGGTTGTATCAGCAGCCATTACATATTGACGGCTTTCATCGTTTCCTAGTGCAGCGCGAACTGAATGCTCTAGGTATGTTGCTTTGTTCGTAATTGGTGAGCGTGGCTTTGTGTAAGCAACTGACTGCGCTGCTACTACTGCCACAGGCTCAGACTTTGCAGCTTCTACCGCTTCGGTTGCGATAGGAGCATCTGAAGTTATATCAGACACTTTGTCCTCCTGTGTTGTTGTATCCTCAGCGGTTGCTTCGGAATTCTCTGTTGGTGTTTCTGTTGCTGCGACATCGGCAACTCTTGCGCTATCAATTGCAGGATCGGTTACTAAACTAACCTCAATTAATTTGGCTGCACTTATTGACATAACGCCATCTTTGTTTTTCCAATCATCAACCATAACTCCAACGCTAAATCCATCGCGTAGGCCTTCGGCTGCTTCTAATAAAGAATCATCGCCAGCAATAGTTCCGGCAATCTTAAATGTTGCTTCGATACCAGCATCATCAGCTGTAATATCCATTAATTTACCAATTGGTCGTGTGCGATCATGCTCTAGCAATAATTTAACTGGTTTTGAAAAATCAATTGATCCTTTTTCAAATACTGTTGCTCCAGCAGATGTATTTCCGCGCTCGCCCCAAGTTACGATTGTTCCTGAGATTGTGCGCTTACGATTATCGGCTGCGGTTAGTGTTATTGGGAAATTAATCTTCATCGGATTAAGTCCTCCTCCTCTTGGATTTGCTCAACGCTCATCGCGCCAATGCGGTTTAGGATTTCATAAACTTGCGCACGCTCTAATGCTGAACCACGCAAGAAATCATCAATATCGAATCTAACTTCAACGCCATTTGGTACAAAATCAGCAGCAGATAATCTTTGCTCTATTGGAGTAATAATATTTCTTAAACTGAAGTCAATAAGGGCTTTGCGCTCCATAACAGTCGTGCTGTATGTCATGCTAGTAGTTTCGGCAGATAAGAATGATGCAGGAATACCAACTGCTCTTGCAATTTCTGTTGCAAGGTATTGGCGTGCTTCATTTAATTGTAATTTTTGTGGATCAAAGCCAAGTGCGTTTAATTCAACATCGGCATTTAGAAATGCAGTTGCTCTGGTGTTTCTTGCAATTTTCCATGACTCTAAAAGTTTTGTAATTCTCTCTGGAGTTAAGTTTGTTCCATTTGATTTTAATACCATTGTAGGAACTGGCTCTTTAGCGTATAATTCCGCAGCCTTTTCTAATTCTTGCGCAGCTCTAATTGTGCGACCTGCTCGATTTAATACACCTTCATCTAATCCGCTAAATACAACTAAAGATCCGATACCTGATGCAGGAACATGCATTCCATCAACCATGTATGAAGTAATTTCAGTTTGATTTGCATTTAGATTATAAGTAACTCTATCTGGCGCAACTCTTGTCCATGCTCTTACTCGACTGTTATCGGATGCAGCATAAGAATCTAAAACTTGACCATAAGCAACACCATGAAATAATAAATCCTCAGCGATCCATGCATAAATTGCTGAACCAGCAACTCTTGGATCTGGTTGCATGATAACTCTATTTGGCTCAATATGTTCTTTTGTAAAATGATTATAAGTTTCTAAAGGTAATGATCCAATTGTGCTACAAATTATGTTTCTTGCTCTTGCAACAGATGGAACAGACATTGCCTGTTCTCTAGTTGCTGTTTGTGCTCCATAAAATAATCCGCCAACAGCTGACTGTAAATTGTAAGGCGTATTGGCGGCAGCGACATCAACTGTCGGTGTGATTGCGGTGTTTGTTACAAATCTATCAAATAATCCCATTAGCATATAATATACCATAAAGTCAATATATTATGCTATTTGTATATCAACTTCTGTTTCTACTTGTGTTGCAAAATAGGTTGCTAAAGCAGATGCCACAGCTGCACAAACTGCGACTCTACTTGCACGCCTTCCGATGATCCATGACCCATCCCCATAGGGCAGCTTCGCAGCGGAAAGTGTTTGTTGGGTCAGTTCGTCTTGACCCCCGTGCTGTAATCGATGGGAATTGATTGCGCCTAACCATCTATCACACGATTCAGCATATATCGCCCCATCCATATCTGTAATGGGAATTCCAGCAGGAACTAGCCGACTTGCGACAGCTTGTGCAGTCCTTTTGGAATAAGCGACAGTCTGAACATTATATTTTCTTACATAAGGTGCAATATCGTTTGCAACCGCTAAATCATTAATTGAATAATCGTTTGACCATGTATGCAGTAAAACTAAATTGAATTTTTCTCCTGGTAATTTTTGAGTAGCCACTAAAGCACCAAATTTACGATCTGGACTTAAATCTAATCCAAACCAAGTTTCTTTGTCAGGGTCTAATGGTATTGGGTTAGTTCTGCACAATTCCCACTTTTGGGCATCAATAGCTGAATTGATTGTATCAACCCATTGACATAAAACTTCAGTTCGCACAATATCCGGTGGATCATTGATAACTGCTTTTAAGTTATCTGGATGAATTGTTATTCCTAAAGATGGATTGGCTTGAGCAAATGCCGGCCAGTTAATATCGCCTGACGGAAGGGTAATCGGCGCATCTGGTTCAGCACTCCACTCAAACCAACCCAACGGGTCATTAGTCGTGGCTGACGCTAATGCCCTCTCACGCAATTTGTTTAAAATTACGGAATGTTGATCTCCAGCGTTTGAATAAATCCATACTTGGGGATTTTGTGCAGCCATCATGGTATATCGCATTGATGACCAAGCATCTTCGTCTTTATATTCTCTTAATTCGTCTAAATGAATTGTTGATGGTTTGGAAATACCTCTTGAAGCATTGTTAGCTGCTTTTACCACAAACCTGCGACCACCCTTTAATTCCATTTCCTCAGCACCATGTTGCCATCGTATTTTTTTTACTTCAGATGCTAGGCGAGGGTTTTCTTCAATTAATGAAACCATTTGTCTAAATGTTTCTAATGAAGTTGTAAGTCTATGCGCTGATGAAAGCTGTAAGTTTTCGCCCCACACAAACATGCCGGTCAGGATACGCAACATCATAAATGTAGACTTGCCATTTTGGCGTGCGATTAATAACCCAGCCTCCGTGTGATGCCAGCGACCATCTGGCTTGACTTTATGACCATGAATAGCCACAAACTTTTGCCAATCCATTAACGGAATGCCGATCTCAGCTGCAAAGTCAATCATTTCATGACCTTTTGATGGTAAATCATTCAATTTACTGTGAATTCGTGGAGTTGGCACACCTCCTAATTCCGATTGAGTCTGATTCAAAGCGATCTCAAACGATTCGTTTTTGTTCAAAGCGATCCAGCCTGATCGTGGGCGATCGAGGTGTTTTGTGGGTTAGAAAAGGAACGGGGGGTCGGTGGTGTTCTCTTGCTTACAAAAAAACGCCCACCCTTTGATAAATTACATTTACGACAACTTGAAACCAGATTGTCCTCTGTGTCTAATCCATTTAATCTACGAGGAATTACATGATCTACAGTATCAGCTTCTTGTCCGCAGTATTGGCAGATGTAACCATCTCTCCTAAGTATGCGCTCTCTAATCTTACGCCATTGTCTAGTGCTACCACTATCCCTTAATGCAGACTTAGACATCAATACCAGCCTTTGGCTTTATGGTGTGCGAGCGCGGTGCAAGCACATCCATCATACCTGTGATTTATGTATTTCAATCCTTGATCTATCTGTTTAATAGGATCTTTTTCTTTAGACTTCAATACTTGGAATAATCCATAAGCACTTGACTTAGGGTTTTTGGCTTTGTAGTTCCATCTTGATTCTTTATATACAATCTCATCTAAACAGTAAAACTGTTCAAAGTTGTAATTCATCTTATGGAATGTAATTTGTTTTAATGTATTAACCTTAATGGTTTGAGATTCAGCTGTATCTAAAGCAAAGGTTTGTAAAACAAACAGAGCTCCCCCGACTAGCCAGCACCTCGCGAGCTGAGCCTTACGGGCTCGCGTTTTTGCCTTTAGGGCAAATACTTGCCTAGAGCGTATCATATGTGTCAATACCTACCTAACAAAACCGCAGGTCAGACGGCATGTCGTGACCCGTAAATCATCTGTTTCAATCCAAGTTTGATCATAACCAATTTCTGTCATTTAGTTTTACCAGCCCATCCATCACCCTTAAATGATATGCCTGGAGCGCTAAATATCCTATTCATAGCAATCTTGCATTTAGGACAATCTAAGCCTGAGTCATCCTCTTTGTAAGTCCTATGAACAGATCCATAAGTTCCACATTCACGACAGCTGTATTCATATGTTGGCATTACTTTGCTCCAATCAAATTACATGTATGACATGGCATTTCCTTAAACTGCCAAGATCCACATTTATCGCATCTGCTTATGTCTGAGTCAGGCACATCTTTTGCTTCAGCTATGTTTTTTGTTCCTACCGCACCGCATTGCATACATTGATATAACTTGAAGCCATCTGGCATATCAACGGCATCAAGCCATAAGAATTCGGTGTCGGTTTTGCAACCATTACATTTGAACTTAGTTGGTTTGGTCATAGTTAATCAATTCGTGGCATTTAAAACATGTGCCATCCTTAAATACTCGGTCATCATCGCAAACCTCGCATTTAATAACTGATTGCGCAAGATGAACACCATCGTCATCCATAACTACTTGAATGCCCTTACCATTAATAAAAGCGATGTATCCCATTACTCAACCCCCTCAAAATACCATTTGCCATTAGCTGTTAATTTAGCCCATTTAGCATGTTTGGTAACTTTGCCCTTGCAGACATATCCATAATATGGCTTGCCTGTCTTAGATATGCCTTGCTTAAGAATATGACCATGCTCGCATGATGGTGGCTCATTTGGTGTTGATGCACCAATTTGATCTACAACCTCAGCAACTGACCAAGCCTGTGGGTCATCTTGCTTATTTTCAACTGCAAATGAAGCTCTTAAAGCATCCTCAACAGCTGCTGATCTTGAACCCGGTGCCCCATAACGCCTTTCCTGTAATTTTTTTTCGTATTGATTTGGCTCGGCATTATTTACCTTAGCCATTTCTTCTCTCGAAGCGCGTTTGCCTTTAGCTGCGAAACCAGCATTTGCGAGCGCACGACCGATCGCTGAAGTTTCACAATTCTCCAATGCAGAAGTTGAATTAACACCCTTCTCCGTAATCGTTTCAAAAGCAAGACCAGTCGCGCATGGCTTGGCGTCTGCTTCCGTTTTGAATAATTTAGCAAAAACAATGAATCGAGTGTTTGATGCCTCGATAAGCTCTGTTTCCACTCGGGAATCTGGGAATTTGTCATGCCATTTATCCAATCTACTCTCTACTGTTTCGTAATCGTTTAAGTTAAACATTATTCCTTCCATTCAAAATCTTGGTCTTGGACTGCTTCGAGAACTGTGCGATAGATAGCACCGTAGGCGACAAAGTCTTTAATTGAGTCGTAATGATCTGGAGTTTCAGTAAGCCTAGAAACCTTGACCAACGCCATACATAAAGCAGCTTGGTGTGGTGTGATTGGGTAATCAAGATATGCACTCCACAATCCTGCGATTCTTTTGTGATTGTAGTATGGATGTCCATAGACACTTCCGCGCTCTTGGATTGTAGTAATGACCTCATTAAGCAGATCCTCAGTTTTTGTCATAATCAAAAACCTGATCTAACTTCATTTTTCTTACACGCTCTTGGTGTTCCAAACTAGCACGCCATCCATCCTGACGGCCAGTCCAATAGCCTGTTTCGTAGTTTTCATTGTTTGTGTGTTTTATTGTCCACCATGCAACTGCCATACTTCCGGCAATTAACAACCACATTCCTAGTATTTCCATGCTTGCTCCCTTATTGCTTTTGGAACGACAACAGGATTTCTGTCATCGATTACTGTATATCTTGCACCTGACGGATGGATTGATGGCGCAGCTGCCACATAACCCTTGAACTTAATATCTATGCCATCGATTAACTTGCCACGATAAGAGTCGGTTGCATTTGCTTGATAATACAAATGAAAACCATCTCCAGTTTGAACTGTGTATGTTGGCGTAAACTCAGGTAACAATTCGCCACCATTACGGAAATCAATATCGAAAACCACTAAGCCAGATGTCTGACAAGCAATACCGATATTTATGTTTGGATCAAAATCAAACCAAAAGTCAATCAGTTTGATGTCAGTTGTTGCTGATAGATAAGCTCTTTTGCATAGCTCAAAGTGTGGGTCTTTTTTGTTTGCCTGTAATGGCATAACAGCCCATCCACGATTAGCATATTCAAATGCAGCTTCTCGATTATCTACTGCTAGTTTCATGTCGCTCCCTACATGTAGCACAATTTGTGCCTGGCATGTAGTATGAATTAAATTAAGGTTATTTGGTAGGTCGCTTACGGCGTGTTTTATAACGATTAGATAACGCTAATATCCTCAAAATCATCGATATGGTCATCAATCGTCCGATCCCGATAATCGGTTTCACGCCCCATAACTCTTTCCTAGAGCTGTAAATGAACCATCTTTGTTAATTGGGATCAGCGTAGGGGTCATGTTTTTGCCATTCCATTCAAGGATAGCAATACCCATTTGCCAATTTGCAAGGCCCTTCGTGTATGAGGCTTTTGCTTTGTTCATAAGGTTGCCTACCTCAATGCCATATAAAGGCCTGTAATGGCCTCCTAAGCCCTCAGAAAAGGCTGACATACCTAACTTATGGGTATGCCCACAAACTACGCTCTTACCGGCCTTTCTGGCCAGATTTAGGGCAGTTATGCCGGCATTAGGATTTGAGTTACCTTCATCCCCATGAGCCAAAATCCAATTCTTTTCAAACTCATAGAATGATTTGTGGAAAGTTATGCCTAAAGAATCAAAGTCCATGAACTTGGAGTATTGCAGCTCAGGTAGGCTAATTAAGCCAGGCACTTTTAATAAAGTGTTGTAAAGTCTATCTGTATGGTTTGATCTAACAATATGAGCTTCTTTAGCATTCTCAGTTAAAGCCCAAAGAATATCTTGAGTTGCCTTACGATCAGAATCAAGGGTTTGTTGATAAGCCAAAGGTGTTTTCTCAGCCCATCGGCTAATGGTTTGAAAATCAATTTCATCACCCACGCATAATACTGAATCAAACTTTTCTTTCCTTGCTAACTTAATGACATTCTTAACTGCTACTTCATGGTGGTAGGGAATTTGCAAATCACTTATTACTAAGTATCGCTTAATCGTCATCCTCATCGTCAGTTGGATCTATTGTTGGGATGATGCCGCCATCACCTACGATCCAATTCGGAAATGTTTTTCCTTCTGTCATGAGCCAAAAGGCGTGCTCGGCGGTGAAACCTGCTTTTCTAGCTGCTTTATAGCAAGAATGCAAGGCTATGTAATGTTGATCTAATTTACTTAATGGTTCAGGAGTTTGGCGAACGACGCGACGATTAACCTTTTTGCGTTTAGATTGTTTCCGTGTGTTCGCCAT